AAGGTGTGATGGTTACGAGGTCACCCTTCGCCTTGGGCGTATCAGTCAGTTTAAGAATGCCATATTAGTCTATATAAACGGGGAAGTCAGAGGGGAATGGCTGCTTAAGGATTGCGAGGAGCGGCGCCGGTTCTTTCAGCCGGTTAAAAGGTCGGTTTTGTCCCGGAAAACGTGCTCCGGGCTAAGGAAAATCTCTAAGAAATTACGCCAGAAAGCCGGACTGCCTGATCCAGATGCTAAGTACACTTACTATTGCCCGTACTGGACTTCGTTTAAATCCCTAAAGCGGCACTTAATTAAGAATAACGATTCTATTGAACTGATTAAAAAATAAATGCCGAAATCCCCGGAGTGTGCCGGGGTTCGTGGGGGAATGGCCTACCCCACCTGATGACCGTGAAAGCGGGCCGGGTATAGCCCGGCGGCAGGCTGAAGAGAGGGGGTGAATAATGATACCACCAAATGGTGGAAGTCAAAAAGATACCCGGACCGATGATGTGTCAGCATCTTAATAGCCCGGGGCTAGTAAAAATCACTGAAATATTATAACACACAGAAAACCGGAGGTGATACCGGTGCCAAATTTCATGGACAACCAGTTTGAAAACCCTATCGTTAAAATTGATATCGCTACGGGCAGGGGTTTTTGTAAAATCTTCGAGGTATGGGATCGCGACGCGAGTTATAGAAGTCCCTGGACAAAAGCCCAGGAAAACATGACCGTAGAGGACGTACCGGCTAAAGCAGAGGAAGTAGTATCCACAACGACGGTGGCCACACCAATCGAGAGTGAAAAGTCGCCCGGCGGCGCCAAGAAAAAACAAAAAAGAGGTATTCGAGCCGAAAGGAATCTGAGAGGGTTATTCGGCGCAAGGAGGGTTGGATAAGATGGCGAGGGTTCGGATTGAAAACGAGCCGGCTTTAAAAAGCTGGGATGAGGTTGACCTCCATATGAAGGAGATCGGTGAGTGCGAACTGGCTATTGAGCGCATCGAGGCGGATATGAATGAAATAATTCAGGAGGTCAAGCTTGCAGCGGAGTTTAACGCCAAGCCAATAAAGGAAAGAATTGAGAAATTAGGGGCGGAAGTAAAAGCCTTTGTAGAGTTAAACCGGGGTGACATAAAAGGGAAAACTAAGATCCTAAACTTCGGGAAGACCGGATTCCGGAAGAGCACGAAGATCATTATCCGCAGTGTCCAGGCGGTGCTTAAAGCGCTGCGGGCGCAGAAAATGGATGACTGCATAATCGTAAAGGAGTCGGTCAATAAAGAGCGGCTGGGAGAGTACCCGGATGAGGTCATAGCAGCAGTCGGCGCCGGCAAGAAGGTCGAAGATGTGTTCTGGTACGAGGTGGACCGGGAGCGTCTAAAGGGAGCTTAAAGGCGTGGCAAAGCGTAAGACGGTATTTACGGAAGATGAAAAAAGCCTGGTAGAATACCTCAAAGAAAAGCTGTCAGTCCGGGGGGTTAAAAAGCTCCCCCGCGACTGGCATCTTAAACAGCTCTCCACCGCCAGGGGCATGCTGGCCGGCGAGAACGCCCCCACCGTGGCCCAGTGGCAGGCATGTATGGATTGGGCCTTTGCGGATGAATTCTGGTGCGATAAGGTCGACCACCTGGCGCGGGTGGAAGGACTGTGGGCGAAATATGTCCTGCAGCAAAACAAGAAATTGATGGGTAAGACACCCGAGGAGATTGCTCGTAAAGAAAAGGAAAAGGCATTTATCAGGAGCCTTTACATTCGTTAGATAGTGAGTTGGAAAGCGAGGCGCTAGTTTATGCAAACACAAAAGATTCTGGGCGCCGGTCAGGGCGCCTTATCATCCAAAGAGCTGGAGATTTTACTGGCTCCGCCGAAGCAAAAGTCAAGGAGACACTTGTTGCGCCAGGCTAAAAACATTATGAGCACTTACTGGGCGCATTGGTTTCTCGGCTTTGTGGCCGGCTACCTGGCAGCCGCCCTGTTGGCTGCTCCGCACTGGAGGCAGATTCAGTGATTATCGGGAAACATCCCCGCAAACGTTGGATAGAAAGGGTTAACCCCGGTGCGGCCAGCATGGTCCCGGAAGAGTTAGACACTGAAATACAAGCGGCCTTTGACAAGGCGGCTGTCGTGCACGAGGAAGAAGAAAACGGCGAGCAGATACAGTACCGGGTGCTGGATGATATTTTCTTTATTTATAACATCGCCGCAGACAAGCTGATCACTCTGGTCGATATTGACTTCGGGTTCAGCCCGGAGGTTAACCTGACTATTTGCAGGGTCCAGACGGAGCGTGTCTTGGGACTCAAAGAAAGGATTGCAGCCGAAACGAAGCAGGTGGAGCTGTCGTGTGCGGATATCGACCATAAGCTGCTCGCGGTGGATGATGAGATCGCTGAGCTGGACGCGAGACTTGCGGCAGCCAGGGCAACACGGGGCCGCCTTGAACTGCAGAAGGCTGAAAAGTCAAAGGGGCTTGAGGCGCTGAAAGCGGAGTTTGCCAGTGACTTTAACCGGCTGAAATACTCCATCCGCTACCGGGTGGAGAGCCAGAAGGGAAAAAAGGTTAGTTAATATGACGGAACCGATTAATATGACGATTCCGGGGGTTAACTTACCGGTCGGTTTCAGGGGAAAAATGATAAGTTGCCGCTGCCGGTTTCGCGTTGGTGAGCCGTGTAAATTCAGATGTGACAAAAGAGCCGAGAGCTGCGAGGCCTGCGGCCTTGGTGGGGGCAAGACGCTGCCCGCCCCGAAAAAGAAAAGACGTTAGCTGTGAGGTGGAGCTGATGGTATCTAAGACCTTATTCTCATCTTAGGCAAAGCCGAGGTTAGATTCATTAAAGGCCGGCTAAAATTTGGGAGAGCTAAACACGGTGCGCCATAGTGGCGCGTTAACGGCGGAGAAGATCTGGAGAACAAGGAGGGTTAATAATATGGCGCACATTGAAACCTGGTATAGGTGCCCTACATGCAATAAGCTTTACGATAATTTAAAAGACGCCTTATCCTGTAAAAATCAGCATCAAATAACACTGAAAAGGTGGGCTGTCGGGAAAGGCGGTAAGGCAGTCAAGGTCCAGGAAAACTGTGTAAACGGGGTTGAAAAAGCTTTGACGGAAGCAGATTTAAGCGACTTTACACACGAAAGAGCAAAGCAACTACGGGAGATTAAAAATAAGCGAAAGTGAGGTAAAAATGAAATACAGAATCACAGTAGATATAGACTCAAGTATTAAATTAAATCCCAAAAACTTGCAACAAGTAAAATCACTGGTTGAAGAAACCGTAATCGAGAATATGAAAATGCCAAACGGTGCGAGCGTTTTTATTAACTCAAGAGTCACAAAAGAAAGTGAATAACTGCACATTCGATAGTTGTTGTGTTTGGTAATAGTGCGAAGGAGTGAAGATGATGACCAACTATGAATTAATCAAAAATATGAGCATAGAAGAAATGGCAGTAACTCTTATGTGCCCAAACGATATGGGAATGGCTGAGATTGAGTGCGACTGGTCAGACCGTTGACATGCACCCTGGAATGGCTTAAGCAAGAGTCGGGCACCTAATTCGTAAGGAGTGAATGGTTCCTATGAAAGAAATTTCTTGTCCGATTTGCGGGCGCTCACTTCATGAGGTATATTTTGCCGATGACATACGCCGGTGGCGGTGTATGGGCTGTGAGCGAATTTTTTCTGAGGTGGAATACCATATTGGTGACGGAGAACTTGTCAGAAAACGAGTGAGATAAAGAAAATGCGCATCATATATTACCTTGCCCTGAATCCTGAAACCGGCAATTGGTGTGTTAGTAAAACAAAAGATATTGCGTGGAGCACTGGAGACAACGTAGTGCTTGACACAGGCACTATTCTTGTCAGCAAGGCTGTTGAGATAGCCAGAGAATATGCAAATGAAAACAATGTTGTAGTTCTTTATTGAAAGGAGATGAAACAATGTCGATCATACAAAAACTATCAATCGAAATAGCGCTGGAAACACTGCTTATTGAAACAGTCAGGAACGGGATTGCCTATGCTGAGTTGAAAAGAAAAGCGAATACAAATTATGAAAGACATACAGCCCATGAAGGAATGGCCGCTGCGTCGGATATTCTCGCTTCCATACTCCCAGCTGTCTGTCCGGCCCAGGCCCAAAAAGCTTTCGAGAGCATAGAAGCGTTGCAAAAATATACCCCCTATGGCCACATAGGTATGGAAGCGGTTGAAGAAGTTATCGACATCGCTAAAACTGTTTTCGACCGGACTGGAACGAAACTCAAGTAGGAAAGGCTGGTTATGAAATGGCCCAATTAATTACGCAGCCGCAAATAAAGAAGCTCTGGGTGATGGCCAGAGAACTGGGTATGGACGAAGTTGATCTGCGCGGCGTGGTATATAACATTACAGGTTCCGACCATATCTCCACTCTTACAGTTGCCCAGGCTGCCAGGGTGATCGACTACCTGCAGGACCGGCTGGACAGGCAGTACAGGCCGGAGATGGCGTCGAAGGCGCAGGTCTGGAAAATAAATAAGCTGGCTGGAGAGCTGGGTTGGGCCGATAATCCAAAGCGACTGAAGGGCTTTGTCAAGAAATACGCCAAGGTGGAGGATCTGCGGTGGCTTACCGCCAGAGCCGCCTGGCAGATAATCGAAGGATTAAAAAAACTGCTGGAACGCCAGGCTAAAGTCAAAACGGCAAAGGCTTCGCCTGAAGTATAAATCTTAATCAAGGTGGTGGTTAACCGGTGAATGACCTGCTGAACAAAGAGGTAACTTTGGAGGACCTGCCGGAGTCATATAAGAGAATAGCGTCCATCATTGGGCCTGAGAACGCGATCCAGCTGGCCATGGAACTGGGCGGATCATATCTGTATATTCCGAAGTACGACTCGGTAATAAAGAATGTCCGTGACCGGATGATCAGAAAGGAATTCACCGGTTTTAACGTCCGGGACCTGGCGAAAAAATACTGCCTGTCAGAGTCATGGATAAGGGATATCCTTCAGGACACTATCGGCTCCGAGCGGGGTGAGCAGCTAAAAATGTTTTGAACCCCTCTGGTGTTTTCTACAAGTAATTTCTTCAAGTGCTTGATATGGACAGTTTAATACCACAGGTATAAAATCCCAGTTGTATAGCGGCTGGGATTTTACTATAGCACGGCAGGCGCAACAAAGGAGGTAATTATAGTGGAAGGGCAGTTGATGGCAAAAGGGACGGAAGTTTTGGTGGAGGTACTGATCGCAATCCTCTCTCTCGCGAGTACGTATGCGGTATATTACCTGCATCAAGCGGCTAAACACATCAAAGAGAAGACAGCGCAGATGCAGGATCAGGAGCAAGCGAGCATACTTTGGAGGGCAACTAAACAACTGGATGACGTCGCGACCAGGACGGTGGAAAAGTTTGAACAGACCATCGCGGCCAGCCTGCGGCAAAAAGTTAAGGCTGGAATCGCTGACCGGGCGGAATTGCTTAAAATCGGCCAGGAAGCTTATGACGAGGTAATTAAGACTGTCGGGCCTGAAGTGCTGGCTGTTCTGCAGGAAAACTTTGGCGACTATGTGACACATATCAAAAACACTATTGAGTCCAAAGTATTCCAGGTCAAGCAAGTTCCGGTCGCGGGTTAGGAGAGTGGCGTAGTGAGCGAAGCGGTACAGGTAATGCCTTCAAGCCTATACTTCCCCGCTCTTCTGATAGCGGTAAGCCTGCTGGGTTCGGCGGTGCTTATAATCGGCTTTTTCGTCAGGTACTGGATGACCAACCAGGAGAAGAAAGATGAAGCCCAAGACAAGGAAATAAAAGACCTGCGGGGTGACCTCGCGGACTTTAAGGCGTCTTTACCCCTTGAGTATGCCTTAAGGGATGATTTTATCAGGGCTGTGGCAAGTCTTGACCTGAAGGTGGACCGCATAGCAAGGGATGTCGGTGAAATATCGAAGGGGCTGGCCCGCCTGCTAGGAGGTAACGAAAAAGATGTTTGTAAATGAGGCGAGGAATGAAGCCAGGGAATTGAGGGGCTTTATACTTTCCATATGCATGCATAATTACCCGCATGGCTGCAGTGAAAAATTGATTGCCACGACGGTGGGAGAAAACCAGTTTGATTCCTCCCCCGCCCTGCTCCGGGGTCATATAGAGTACCTTTTGGAAAAAGGGTATGTACGCACGGAGGTGGCTGAAGCGAAGCATCTGGGTATTTCCCGCACTCTCGTTTATATAACAGCCAAGGGCATCGACCTCCTGGAGGGAAACATCCAGCCAGACCCAGGCGTGCTTCTTTTTCAGAGGTGACGCGGGTGGTTGTGAGAAGGAAGCACCACAAGGTCGCTATGCTACCCCCGGTCCTGCTTGAACTGGTTAACGAGAAGCTGGTTGCCGGGCATACATACGAAGAGATCTCCGCCTGGCTGAAACAAATGGGTGAAGAGGTCAGTAAGTCCGCTGTCGGCCGCTACGGGAAGGATTTCAATACCAGGCTTGAACGGCTGAAACTGGTCAGAGAGCAGGCAAAGGCAATCATTGACAGCAACCAGGGCGAGCCTGCCACACACCTGGCCGAAGCAACAAACGAGCTTGCCCTTTCCATGATTATGGAGACACTGCAGAATTTAGATAACCTGCAGGGGCAAAAAGTAACAGAACTTCTCAAGGTGCTGCCAAAACTGGCGGACGCGTCGACCAGGCGTGAGGCGCTGAAGCTGCAGTTTAATAAGGGCGTGGAAACTGCGGCAGCGAGAATTAAGGAAAGTCTTAAGGGAGAGCTGGCGGCAAACCCGGAGCTGCAGCAGCGAATGATGGAGCTGGTGGAAAAAGCCAAGGCGGAGATTGCCGGCTAAGAGGTGCCAAGTGAGTATTTTAGGGGAACTGGTTGGGGAAAGCCAAAAGGGTCTTTCCTTTAGGGAATACTGTTATAAACACATCATCCTGGATGACAAGACGCCATATAACGTTCTGAACAGGGCGTTTATGGGTGATATTGTTGAAGATATTTTCTCCCATCCCCATATTACCATTTCCAAAGGCGCTCAGACCGGTTTCAGCACCCTATTCCTGGCCCATTCCTTTTATCTGGTGGATTTATGGGGAGCGAACGTAATTTATTATCTTCCCACAGATAAAATGGCCACAAGATTTGGCCAGACACGTTTTGACCCTTATGTGCAGCGCAGCAAATACCTGCATTCAAGGCTTATGGGTACCGACCAGGCCGGGCTGAAGCAAATCGGAACGCACTTTTTCTATATGCTCGGGCTGGTCTCAAAGACCGGCGCGATATCAATCCCGGCTGATGAGGTGTTGTTTGATGAAGTAGCTTTAATCAACCGGGAAAATATGGACCTGGCTCAGGACAGGATTCTGGCCAGTAAACTGGGCTGGCAGAAATACTTCAGCGCTCCGATTTTTGAGGAAGACGGTATTGATGAAACATACCGGGAAAGTGACATGCGCAAGTGGACGGTTACCTGTGAGGGCTGCGGCCGGGAATCCATTCCGGAAGAAGAATTCCCGGACAATATGCGCGATAAGCGGAAAAACGGCGGGCAGGTTTACCTGGCCTGCTTGAAATGCGGCAAACCTTTAAATGTTGACAATGGCCGCTGGGAGGCGGAGCACCCGGAGAGATCTAACCACCGTGGTTACCGGGTACCGCAGCTGGCGATCCGGGAGGCCAGGCTGGACCTCATATGGGACCGCTGGCTCAAAGCCCAGGGTAAGCCGGCCAAGATAGCCCGCGTACGGCGCAGCGCTCTGGGCATCGCCGACAGCGGAAACATGCAGCCAATCAATTCGAAAGTCCTGGAGATAGTGCAGGCAGCCGGGGATTATCACTTCCAGGATGGTTCCGATGAGGTTACTGGAATCGGCATAGATATGGGTGACCAGGCCCATATAGCAGTTGTGGCGCCCATGGGCGACGATGGTTTTCGGACTATAGCGGCTTTTCATATAGATGTTGAAGATTTGCTTGGGCTTATTCCCCTCTGGGAGGAGGTCTATAACGCGGGGGCGCTGATTATTGACGCGATGCCGTATAAGACAGAGTCCAAACGGGTGGTCCGGGCCTTGCAGAAAGCCACCGGCTTCATCCAGTATTTTAAGTTAAATTACAAAGAGACCACCGAAGGTGAGGATGAAAGAGAGGTCAACGTAATCCAGGTTGACCGGGATGAATCACTTGATGAGACTACTTCATGTTTCGGTACAAATCCGCCACAGGCATTACTCTTTAAGCCAAGGGACACTAAAGAGGCAAAGGTGCTGGAAGAAATCAAACGGCACCTGAAAAAGCTGGTCAAGGAAGAAATCATAGGTCCGGACGGTCAAAAAAGAATCTCATATAAAAAGAACACGGAAAACCACTATGGCATGGCGATTAACTCGGCCCGCCTGGCGCTTGAATTTATACGTCCCGGAAGACGAAGAAAAGGACCCGCCATTACCGGTGGCCGGGTGGCCGGCAAAAGTATAGCGGCGGAAGTAAATTGGTAATAGAGGTGACCATGTTGCCAGAAGGATACACCCCGGAGGTCGGCCAGATCGGCAGCCAGCTGCAGAGCACATTTAACCTTTTCGATGGGGCGATACTTAATCCGGACGCCGCGCTGGTGCCTGAATATGAACGGATGCTCGACACCGATGAAACGGTGGCGGCTTCTTTCTACTTTCTCACCCTCTGCGTGATATCTTTCCTGGGTGATTACAGCCACCCTGACGATAGGATAACGGCGTTAGTGCACGAGTGCTTTGAAGGTATGGACGGCAGTCTGGCCCTGGCGTGCGAGGATATCCTGTCGGCGGTGTGGGCGGGATACTCGGCGACGGAAATAGTATGGCTGGCTAATTCCGGCAGGATTATGCTGGATTACCTCGCGACCTACCACCCGTACTCTATTACGTTTCACGTCAATGAACGCGGCCGCCTGGACAAAATCAAACAGGCAAGCCTGCTCAACGCCCTGGGGGTAGATATACCGAAAGAGAAAAGCATTATTTTCTCATATCGCAAACGGTTTAACAACTATTACGGCAAAAGCGCCTTTAAGCCGATCCGTAAGAATTGGCTGCTGAAAGACGCATTTTTAAAAATGTGGGCGCGCGCTCTGGACAAGTTCGGCACGCCGATCCTGGCGGCTACGGTGCCTGACGGTACGGTGAAGGACCCGGAAACACAGCAGGAAATGAGCCAGCTGGAGTTTGCGACAAAACTGCTGGCCAATTTACAAAACGGCACTGCTTTAGTCTTTTCTGCAAAAGACGCCGGCGCCGGCCACAGCGGGCAACTGCCGAAAGTGGACGCGGTGGCAACCGGCGGCACAGGCGCGGGGGCAGCGTTCGACAAGGCAATAAACTACCTTAATAAAATGATCAGCCGCGGTCTGTTGATCCCGTCCCTGGTGTTCGATGAGGGAGCGCGATCCGGCAGCCTGGCGCTGGGCATGTCGCACTTTTCCGGGTTTCTGCAGATGGTGCAGGCTCTGTTTACTCAATTGAAAGAGATCTTGCTTGACCAGTTTATCAGCAGGTTGATTACATATAATTACGGACCCCAAAAGGACTGGGGGGACTTTCAAAAACGCCAGCCAAGCGCCGAGGAGTTAAAACTGTTTTCAGAAGTTTTTCTTAACCTGACCAACGCCGGGATGATAGACCCGGCTATAGAGGAAGATTTCACTTACGCCAGGAACGTAATGGGCCTGCCGGACAGGCAAGTGGACACACAGGCCAAGGCGGAAAAAGCGTATAGCCGGTACCTGCGCGCCGGCCAGGGCGGTGAATAACCGGTGGATCAACAGCTCCTCTTTAAGCAGCTTGATAACGCTGAAGGTAAAGTCCTGGCACGTCTGGTCAACTGGCTGGACCGGGCGCGGAAAGCGATCCCCTGGAGTGAGATGGAGCGCCTGCAGCGGCAAGGCAGTCCGGCCGCGCTTAGCAGACTGCCGCCGGTTATAACTGATGCCGGATCTCTGGCCAGTATACTGTCAGACCATGCGGTGGAAATGTTTGCGGCGGGTCGGGCGCACGGACAGCTGCTGGTGGATGATTTGCACCAACGGTTCGTTGGTAGGAAGCTGGCGGACTTACCGGGGTTTGACTTTAATTATGAGGATGATCCCAAGATAATCCCGGAAAAGGCGATCAAGGCCATGGAGGCCAGGTCCATAGTGTTGGCCGGTGATGTGGACGGTGACCTGACGGCCGGCTTAAAGAAGATCATGGTCCGGTTTTTAGCCGGGGAGTCCAGAAAAGAAACCGAATTGGCGGTTGAGGACCTTCTCAACAGCGGCCAGGAACGGGCGAGTCTGATCACCACTACGGAAACCACATATTCCTATAACCGGGGGCGACTGGCCAGTTACGCGGAGAACCGGGTTGACTATGTAAGGTTTTCGGCGGTGATGGACGGCCGGACGTCAGCGGTGTGCAGGAGCCGGCATGGTCTGATTATGCGGCTGGATGATTCTCGGGTATCTGGCAACACTCCCCCTCTGCATGGGCGCTGCCGGTCGGTGCTTGACCCGCTGTACTCCCGCTACCAGGGGGAACTAATCACCGAGGACGCGCTGGATTGGAGTAATGTGGCGCCGCTGCCGAAAGGCTGGAAATCAGCCGCATAGGAGGTATAAAGATGTCAGGTAAGTTAAAGATACCATTTTTTAAACTGGGAAGCTGGCGCCACCCGGTGTATGGAGTCATTGAGGGTACCCAGAATAAATTTGACTCCATAATAGGTAATTTCAGGCGCGATGTGCTGGGCCGGCCGCCCTATGTGCGGCTGGGGCACACAAAGGACGGGACAGTAACATTCGGGGATGCTCCGGCGGAAGCCTGGGTGCACGATATTATACAAGAGGGGGACACTTTATTTGCTTTAGCGCATCCCACCAATGACGAAGTGGTCGACGCGGTAAAGAGTAAACGGTACCGCTTCGCCAGTCCAGAATACCAGGATCATTACATCAACAAGGAAACCGGATCAGACGTAGGTCCTACGCTTATCGCAATAGGATTGACCAACGAACCGTTCTTGACCAGGCTGCCTGACACGGTGGCCCTGGCTGACCCACCGGGAACAATCTATTTAGATTACGAGGAGGTTAAAAAGTCAATGGGAGATGAGTTCATCAAGAAGCTGTCGGAGGCTTTTACTAAATTCTTTGAGGGGCTTAAGCCTGCTCCGGCAGCTGGTGGTCTAACAGATGAAGAGCGCAAAAAACTGGCGGAGATCGATACCTTAAAAGTTCAGCTGGCGGACGCACAAAGAGCGCTGGCGGAAACTAAAACAAAACTTGCCGTCACTGAAACGACAGCCTGGGAGACTAAGATTGACGCCAGGCTAAAAGACCTTGTGGTCAAAGGAATCCCTCCGGTCATGTGCGAAGCAGCCCGGACCATCCTTTTAGCCACCCCGGCCGCAGGCGCTACCATGATTAAACTGGCGGACAACAAGGAAATCAGCCTGGCCGAACAGGTTTTCTCAACACTGGAGGCTTTGCCGGAGGAACACCGTATAAAGCTGGCACAGGTCGGCAGCCAGGAATCAACCAAGCCGGGATCTCCAGAGGAAATTAAAAAGATGGCCGACGCGGATGTTATAGCCATGGGCGGGAAAATTACCGCAGATGGCAAGTACATTCTGTAATTTTTAGTTGATGGGAGGATATAAGAAATATGGAGCTTATAACCGTTGAAAGTTATGAAGACCGTCAGATACTCGCTTTTCCAGATTTTCGCGGGCCATTCGTTTCCGTGCTGCTGGCCGCCGCCCAGGGCGACCTGGTGAGCGGTACCGTGCTGGGTAAGAACACCGGCACCGGCAAGTATGAAAAGTACACGGCCGCTACTTTTGCCACCCTGGCCACTGGAGTGGTCGGTAATAACAACGCCATAACCTACACGGCGAAAAGCGGCGGTACCGCAGCTCACGGCATCAAAATCCAGCACAAAGATCCCGCCAGCAACAGCCAGGCGCTTAATGTGACCATTGAGAACGACACCATAGTGGTTTCCCTGGCCACAAGCGAGGCCGGCGCGATAACGAGTACGGCTGCAGATGTGATAGCGGCGGTGAATGCCGCGCTGGGTGTGAAGGACCTTGTCACTGCCGCCAACACCGGAGCCAGCGACGGAAGCGGTGTTATGACGGCCATGGCCGCCACTGCCCTGGCCGGCGCCACAGACGCAAACGTGACTCCCTCAATTATCCTGGCTGAGGAAATGCCGAACCAGGCCGCTGACGTAAATGTCCGCGCCTATCTGGGCGGCCCGTTCTATACCAGCCTGCTGGTTGGCATGGACGCGGCAGCAAAGGCGGCTATGGGCGCCAGAATGATTGAGGACATAACCATAGTGCCGGTGTAGAACCGGAAATTAAATCCGATAAAATAGACCGGCGCCAGGAGTGCCGAGTTGAGATAAGGAGGATATAAAGATGCCCTTAGCTTTTCCGACAACGCGGGAAATTAGCCATGTTGTGAGAAACCGGGTGGTTGACCCGGCGCAGTTCATCGGCGCCAAGTTCTGCCCGGTAAAAGACGTATTCGCAAAGGATATAGAGTTTGACGTGCTGGAAGCCTCCACAGGCATGACCAAGGCGCATAATGTGGGCGCCGATCCGAAGGTCATTAAGCTCCCCGGCCAGAGTCTGAAACGGATCGGCACCGGTTACTTCAAGGAGACCTATCGCATTAATGAAGCGGAACTTCTCTTCGCGCGCCAGGCCGGTAGCTACAATGAGCGCGCGGGGCGCGACCTGGTAATGAAGAGGTCGCTGGAAATGGATGACCGGCTGGAGACCAGGATTGAATGGCTCCGCTGGCAGCCCATTGTTACGGGAATTCTTGAAATTGACGAGAACGGTGTTAAATATACCATCAACTACAACGTGCCTGACGGCAATAAGCCTGAGCTGCAAAACAACGACCGCTGGAGTGTAATCGCCAGCGCCGACCCCATAACCAATATCACCACCTGGTTGTTATTATTCCGGGGCACCGGCGCGCGCGGCGTTGAAGCATATTTCAATATGAAAGTGGCCGGCTACCTGGCCAACAATTCGAAAATCAGGGACCTCCTGAAGGGGACACAGTATGCCAAGAACCTCAGCGCGAACAACATCGCTGATGCCCTGAAGCTGCTCTTCCCGAAACTGGACTTCACCTGTTACGACGAAGGGTACGTGGATGACAGCAGCACATTCAAGCCGTTTGTGCCCGACGACCGTTTTGTCATCCGTGGGCAAGGCCCGGCGAATGAGCAACTGATGGATTTCGGCAGCACCATCAGCCTGCACAACGGAAGCTTGGACAAGCCGCAGCCGGGCAAGTTCGCGGTAATTGAAGACAAAGCTCAGCAGAATAAGAATCCTTACGTGGACATCACCGTGGGCATCTACGGCCTGCCGAGGCTGTACCACCCGAACTGGATCATCAGCGCAAAAGTAGCTTAACTCCAAATGTGCCCGCGCCTGGGCCACCAGGCGCGGCGCCATACTAACCACTAAGGAGGTGCTGTCACTCTTTTTTGGTCTTGAGTTTTACTGGCAACCAGCCCGATCAGTGAGATATCGGAAAAGGAGCAGGATGGTTATACGTAAACCCCGTTACTTTTTACAAAAACCCCGTTACTTTTTGTTACTTTTACCTCGGGCATATGTAAGGCCTAAAAAATGGTCAAAAGGCTCTACGGGGCATTTAAGGGCCTTTAAAAGCAAACCCGTGTTTTGTTAACAATCTACATAGGTAACGGTTTTATAAAATCTCGGTAACAAAATTGTTACTAATTACTGCCCGGATAAATGCTTTAAAGCTGTTAAATCCAGGTGTGGCCTGTATTCGAGGGCCGTTACCATATCCGTTACCTTTTTAAAACAACTTGTTACTAACTTGTTACCTTTAGTAACAACTTGTTACTAAACCTGTTACCAGATACAACCGGAGAAGGAAGGCACGCTGAACAATGTACTGTAATGCTGGCAAAGTGCGGGAAGCCAACGAGCTGCTAAATGATACGACAATAGTTCCGGACAATAAGATTGTTCCTTTTATAATCAAGGCCCAGGAACGGATAGACACGGCACTCCGGGAGCGTTATGTTGTGCCGTTGCGGGAGCCGGTACCGGGAATTATAGAGTCTATCGCCCAGGATATGGCGGCGGGGTTTGTCCTGTCCAAATCGTTCAGCAACCAGCTTAATCAGGAATTGCTGAATCTGAGCAATTCTCTGATTAAGAGGGCTGAAGCGGATCTGACTGAATTGGTTGACAAGAAACAGCTGGACGGGCTGCCCGGCATCTCGCTGATCAGCACGCCGAGCGCCAGCGGCACACCGGCGATTGCCAGCACCACCCCGAATAAAAGCGCGATCGAGGATTTGATTAGGCAATGGTAACACTGTACGTCAAGGCTGAAGGCCAGGACACGGTAATGAATGTTATCGCCAGCATGGCGGCCAGGGGCGTGAACACCAGGCCGCTGATGGGCCAGATCGGGGAAATAATCCGGGGTTCCGTGACCAGGAACTTCGAGTCAGAGGGCCGGCCTGAGAAATGGAAGCCTATCAGTGAATTAACAAAAAAGATTTATGACGCCAGCGTTTTAGAACAACTGCATGGGTCAAAGGGCTACCAAAGAATTAAAAAGGCCGAAACGAGAAAAAAATGGGAAGAAACGGCACTAGGCCAACAAAGCAACAAGATCCTTCACCGGGAAGGAGACCTTAAAAAGTCTATTGATATCGGGAAGATTACAAATACCAGTGTTGAGATCGGTTCTTCCCTGCCTTATGCCCGGATTCACCAACTGGGCGGGGAAATTAAACCGAAGAACAAAAGGGCGCTACTTATTCCAGTCGGTGGAAGATTTTTAATGGTTAAAAAGGTGACTATACCGGCCCGGCCGTACCTGGTATTACAGGAGGAGGATAATACGGCAATTCTAAGGGTGACCAAGGACTATATCATGGAGGCTGCAAATAATGTCAGATGATATTGAAATAGTTGATCTGGTGCATGATCTCCTAAAAGCTGATGACAATTTAGCGGAATTAGTTGACTGGAAAAAAGCCAACGGCCTTGTATCACTGGCAACATCGGGATGTTCAGTCGGCCTGGATGAGGAAGGATTTAATGAGTATACGAGGGACAAGGATGAAACGGTCGGCAGCGTTAGAATCCTGATTTGGGTGAAAATGGTCGATCCCGTGACGGCTGAAGCCAAGATCCGTGCACTGGCCAAAGCGGCCAGGCAGGTGTTGGTTAAGAACCGCACCCTGGGCGGCGCCGTGGCGAACAGCTATGTAGAAAAAATATATTACGCCACATCAGACGCGGATAAAAATTTAATCCTACATATGGCGGACCTTGACTTTAAGGTGAAATATTATGCATCCAGAACGTGGCCGGAAACCCAGCCGATAGAACTGGTTAATAATGATATTGGCACTGAACAGTAACATTATATCTCAGAAAGGAGATTAACAATATGTCTCTGGAATACATACAGCCCCGTGTAGCGGTGGATGAATCGGATGTGGGGCCACGGCCTACGCCAGGAATAAGTCTATCCGATATAGGCATAGTCGGGACATTCTCTAAAGGCGCAGTGAACACACCAATAACAATCGGTAGCCTGGACCAACTGATTACTACTTTTGGAGGATATAAAAGCGGGCTTACCGGATATATTTCGGCGCTGGCAGCGATGGTCCAAGGCGCAAGCAGTTTTAAAGTGGTGCGGATTGGTGGGGCTACGCTTGCCAGCGCGGCTCATACATTTAAAGCCGCCGATAATTCGAATTCTATAGTAACTACGGCGAAATCACCGGGAAGCTGGGGAAACGACATTACGGTGGCGGTTGCCTCGGGTACCACTGGCGGCACGTTTAAGCTAATTATTACCTACGGTACCCAGCAGGAAACATTCGATAACCTCACTCTTAATAACGTAGGAGCTATCACATCTCAGTTTCTGACTGCGGCTAAAGTTGAGGAAGCGAATGCTGTACCGGCAAATATTGCGGCTACTCCATTGACTGGTGGTGATGACGGCGCCACTACCGTGGACGCTGATTATGTCGGTACCATCGACGGCAGCGGCAACCGGTCCGGACTAAAGGTACTGGAGACGGTAAGCTGCGGTATTGTGATATGTGCTCAACAGTACAGCACCACGATCCGGAATGCTCTCCTGACGCACTGCGCGAATATGACACTGGCAGGCGGTCTTCGGGTAGCTGTGCTTAATACAAATAAGGGTTTGTCGCCTGACCAGGCGGTGGCTGACGTCGGGGTTATGGACAGTATGCGCGGAATTCTGGCATATCCCTGGGTTGAGCTTTCTGACCTTGCGGGTATTATGGTGGCGCCGGATGGTGTGTATGCTGGTCGCCTGGCTTCAATAGGAGCGCACGAAAGCCCCAGCAATAAGCAAATTATAGGAATTAACTCAACTGAGAGGTTCCTGGCCGAGTCTGATATCAAGGCCTTGACGCAGGCCCGGATCAGCCCCATCGCCCTGGACGGCAATCGAGGTTTCCGGATTAGGAACGGTGTTACTTTATCCAGTGATTCAGCCTGGTCTCAAACAAATATCAGGCGCATTTTTGACGAACTGGAAATGGAGATCTATGAGGCAACCCAGTGGGCGAAGAGTGAAAATAATACACCGAAGCTGCGCAAGGCGATAGCCGATCAGATTGACAATTATCTGGTGGTTAAAAAGCAGCAGGAGAAAATCTACGACTTTAAGCCCACTATCTGTGATGAAACGAACAATACGCCGGAAACTATCCAGGCACGCATCCTTAACAGCAGGATTAGAATCCGGCCAAATTACGCGGCTGATTATATCGACCACCGCATCCAGCGGCTGGTCGGTAATGAAAGCAGTTAAAGGGGGCGGATACGGATGTATGTAGTTAAGGAAGGCTGTCCAGGATGCGGGAACTGCAGGCATGTATGCCCCACCGGGGCGATCACCCAGGACGGCATAGGCGTGAAGATTGATGAAAAATGTATTGACTGCGGGATCTGCGTCCATTACTGCCCGGTCAGGCTGATCGAGGCCGGACCTGTGCCCGGGCAGGCCGTGACAACTCAGGAGGCTCCGCCCAGGCGTAAAACAGTTAGAAATGAACCTGAGAGGGGTGAAGAATAATGCCTGATCCGATTCAGGGGTTTGATGTAAGCGTTATGGTCATCGGCCAGAACGGGCCGGAGATGGCCGGAGAATACCAGGAGTTAGAGTTTTCAATAAAAAATGATACTGAAGAGTACCTTGAGCTGGGTGAACGCATAGCCCGCATCCTGGACGGCGAAGTAAAAATCGAGGGTAAACTGAAACGGGGCTGGACATCACTTGATATTGTAAAGCAGGTTTTCGGGGCATCCACTATCCGGCGAGGCGAACGGATACCGCAAAGCCCCCGCTTTGTGATTACATGCTCAATAAATGCTCCCGAAAAAGGATTATTAGGGCGCTATAAGTTTGAACAAGCCGTCATTCCGGAACTATCCGTCTCGGTCGGTCAGGGCAAAGGCGTGGCGAAGAAGGACCTTAGTTTTAAGGCTGAAGGCTGCGCGGTTGCTTAGATTAACTTGACAACTAAATAGAACCTGATGAAGAGGGGCGGCTGAGGATACCGGCCGGGACCGATGAAGCCGCCCAAATGGCAATATAACATAACGCCTGACTAAAACGTGAATTTGAAGGCGGCTAAAACAGAAAAAGTAAAGGGATACCAGGCGGCCCGGCCGGGCCTGGCTGTCCCACTATATAAAAATTTTTAGGAGGTTTATGAGATATGCCGAAGCAAAACACGTTTGGCCCGCTTGAACTGCCCAGCGGTCGGAAAATAGAATTCAGGCGGCCTTTGGCGGGGGACCGGGTGAATATAACTCAGATGATGGACATGTCCCCGGAGAAACTTGCCGCGGCAGCTTTAATGATCGACGAATATGTTGCAATAAAATGCATTACCAAGGTAGACGGCAAGCCCACGGACGGTGATTATAAACACCTGGCCGCCGGCTGGGATGATGAGGACGTAATGTTTTACAAACTTGTTTTCAACGAGATGTTTGGAGTAAAGGAAGAGACTCAGGCCAGGGCGAAAGAAGCCGCGCGTTTTTTGCTGAGCGGGGGGACCTCTACCGCTGGGTGCAGCTCGCCCGATATTGCAAAGTCTCCTACAGCGAATGGCTAAACATGTCGGACATAGAGCGGGATGCTGCCTGGTTGGCCTTCGAGTGGTTAGCTGAGCGGATGAAAGATGAATAGGCCCCGGAAAGTCCGGGGCTATGGTTGCTAAGACTGGTTGGCTTCGTTTTGTTTTTTGATTTTCCGTAATTCTTCAGAAAATTTGCCTATACAAGAACAGATGCCTATTATCAGAAAGATTGTAAACCAAAGCCATACCGGACCACCAAAAAAAGAATTAGAGACTATAGCAAAAAACCACAAAAGAAACAATGCAATTGGAAGGCCTAAGAAAATATAAAGACCTAAATTTAAAAATGTAAGTATCATTTATTCTCACCTCTATTCTTTAGTCTAACATATTTGAAATATCTGTAAAGGGGGGCAATGGAATTTGGCAAATACCAGTTTGAAAGTCGCGCTGGTTTTAACCGCAGTCAGCAACATTGCCCCTGTATTGCAGCAAGCACAGCGAAACATGGCTTCATTTAACCAGTCAATCAAACAACAGCAAAATGATTTTGAGCAATACAACAAAAAGGTTAAACAAGCGGAAGAACAGATCAAGAGCTTTCAAAAGATTCAAGCCGTCGGCGCCGGACATGCGCAGGGCGGCCTGATGATGCTGGCGCCGGTGGAGGAAGCGGCGCGGCAGGCAGCAAAGTTCGAAGGGGCCATGAAGAAAGTTGAAGTGGCGAATTTCGACGCCGCCGTACCGCTGGAGGAGCAGCAAAGAATGATGGAAGAGCTGCGAGCCCAGGCGACAAAGTTAGGCGCGGAGACTGTTTTCAGCAATCTTGAGGCGGCTCAGGCCCAAAATATGCTGCTCCGGAATGGCATGGAATATATTGATGTGATGAACGGCGGCGCCCAGGCCTCCTTATATCTGGCTCAGACTGCTGAGATAGCGCCGTCTATGGCAGCTAACGCAATATCTCAGATCACTAATATGTATCAACTGCAGGGAGACCAACTTATGTTTGTCGCCGACCAGATGAACCGGGCGGCAAACGCATCCAGCGCAGGTGTGCAAAATATCATGCAGGACCTGCAGGCGGCCGGCATGTCAGCCCATACTCTGGGGCTAAAAGTTAAGGATACCGCGATGATGCTCGGCGTCCTGCATAATATGGGGCTGGGTGACGCGTCGGGCACCTATCTGAATGACATGCTGATCAACCTGGACAAAGGGACGCAAAAGGCCCAAAAAGCCCTACAAAATATGGGGTGGCTTGAAGGAGCCACGATTAAATACACGTCATCCGGAACGGCAAAAATTATCGGCGGGGAAAATGCTCTATTTAATGAAAAGGGCGAAATAAAAAGCGCGGAGGAGCTTGTCAAGAGGCTCCGCAGCGTCCTGTTTGAAAACTCCGACCTCAAGCCGGAAGACCTGCGGGACGCCTCTGGCCAAATCCTGCCTGAAGAGAGAATCAATGAACTGATGCAGGCTAAAAACAAGTTGGAAGCTATACAGAATCTAAAGGACGTTTTCGGTATCCAGGGAATGCGAGCTGCCATCGCCCTGGCCACACCGGGTAAAGGCAGCTATGAAGATATGGTGGCCAAAGCTGAAAGGGCAAAGTCAATTCAGGACCAGGTGCTGGAATGGCAGGGAACTCTGATTGGCAAGGTAGAGTCATTAAAGGGCAGCTGGGAAACACTCATGTCGGAATCGGGGAGCCCGCTGGTAAAAGAGATAAAGAATAATGTCCAATGGCTTATTGATATGACAAATAAGGTTACAGCTTTTGCGAACACACACCCTCTAGTGACGAAGTGGGTTTTAAAAGTTCTCGGTTGTTTTGCTGTAGGGAGAATAGCTATAGGCGGTTTTATGTGGATGTTTGGCGGCCTGGGTAGTTTTATAGTTAAATCCGCTGGTTATATCGGGTCGTTTACCCGTTACGCTCGTGGTTTTTTTGATGCGTTTAAATATTTCCGCCAGGGCGCCGGTATTTTCCGGTCCTTATGGTCGGCGGTGTCGTTTGGGTACCCGACTTTAATGAGAGTTGGGGCGATTTTTGGCCGTATGGGACAATTTGGTCTGAAAGCTTTCCAGTTACTTGAGAAGGTTGGCTATGCTACGTTTGGCCGGCTCTCGCTTGTAATTCAGGGAATTGTAACACGGATTGGACCATTTTTAGCTAAAATGGGTCTAAGCGCCTTGGGCGTATTTCAGAAACTTGGTGGCTTATTCCTACAAGGAATAAAAATAGCCGGTCAATTTGGCGGTTCTCTATTAAAGTTAGCTACCCAGGCGCTTCTCGCGGCGGCCAGGATCGGGGCATCATGGCTGATTGCTCTCGGGCCAATAGGCTGGATTATTCTTGGTGTAAGCGCAATCATTACTGCAGCCATTGTTGCCTGGAAAACTAATTTTTTGGGGTTCCGGGACTGGCTTACCGGTGCTTGGGAAACAGTGAAGGAGAAAGCCGGCGCGGCCTGGGAATGGATCAAAACTACCGCTATACAGTGTTGGGATGACGTAGTCGGTAAGGTCCAGGGAGCTATTGAGTGGTTTAAAGAGGCGTGGAACTGGATTAAGGGAGTCTTTCATTTATCCTCTAAGAAACCTGGTGAGGACATAGAAGCCGGAGATGTCCCGGCCTATGCACGTGGAGGGTTTATAAGGCATCCACACCTGGGTCTTGTGGGTGAGGCTGGACCGGAAGCGATTATACCGTTAGGGAGCTATTACCGGGCGCATGCTATGAGATTATACCGGCAGGTCGGTACAATGCTTGGAGTTAGGCCTTATGCTGCCGGCGGAATCGTTTTATCAAGTGGTTACGAGCCTCCGGTAGCGAGGATGCTTACGGTGTACCAGGACAATCGCAAATATAATATTTACATCTCCAATCCTAACCCGGCCGCAGCCGCGCGGGAAGTTGCGAAAGTGACGGGCGGAATGGATAAGTATACCAGGTCGCGAGATCCCCGATTACAGGGTAACGATTTAGACCTGACCATCGCGTAGGTGATTTGCATTGGCGACGAAAGTAATCCTTGGCGACATACTTTTTGACCCGGCTCCAAGACAAAAGCTTAAGTTTAATAATCCTCGCGTCATCGCCAAGCTGGATATTCCCGGCGCACCCCCAGTCAACCAGGACATGGGTGAGGATGAGACAACCTTGGCATGGGATGGGATTTTAGTCGGTGACGATGCTTACCGGAAAGCTATTCAAATAGAGAGCCTGAAGGATGCAGGTCAAGTGATACAGCTGACAGTCACGGGATTTCCAGAGCTATGCAAGAAGGTCCGGATCAGGAGCTTCCCCTGGGATCTGGTACGCCAGGACCGGGTGGAATACTCAATTGAACTGGTGGCAGAGATGCCTCCTCCAATAGTTTCCCAGGTTGCTGCGCCCGTTATCCAGGAGGAATCACCTACTTCGGAACAAACACCGGTCCCCTCCCCCTCTACCGGAAATACATATGCGGTAAAACAAGGGGATACCCTTTGGGCATTGGCCCAGGAGCATCTTGGGGATGGCACTAGGTGGCGAGAAATCGCGGAAGCCAATAGTATCATGGACCCGACCACCCTGCAAATAGGACAGAAGATAATTATACCTGCGTAGGTGGGTGATCTTATGGACGCGCCGCGCGCTATCGTTGAAGTTGCCGGTGTGGATGTAAGCTGGTATGACCTGATTGATCTTAGTTTTGAGAATACTCTTTACCTGGCCGCCGACAGTTTTGAAGCTACTTTCCGGAACGATAAAAACCTGAGTGATTGGTTCCGCAAGCTGCAGGAAGTAAAGATTTATTTGGGCTATGTGAAGTATCCTGAAGCCTGGTCAAAAGCGGAACTGAACCACGTTTTCACGGGCCGGATCGACGGGGTGAAGCCCAAGTTTGGAAGTTCCAGGACAGTGCAGCTTATAGGTCGCGACTATTCGGCTCCGATGATCGATACAGAATACTCTGTATCGTATGCTGAATGCACATCCAGCCAGATCGCCGCGATACTGGCTGAAAAATATGGCCTCACGCCTCTGGTGACGGAAACAACGGTAATAGTGGATAAGGAATTGGTGGCTAATAAAAAGGAATGGGATGTCTTACAGGCATTGGCTGACCTTGAAGGTTTTGTGTGTTATGTTACCAAGGACAAGGAGCTATATTTCGGTCCTCGCCAGGATGCGGACGATGATACTGTCGCGGTGTTAAATTACCGTTTACCCGGCCTGGCTAATTGTGAAATAGATTTTGATGATTCCGTGGTCGGGGTGGTAAACAAAGTAACCGTCCGGCACTGGAGGGAGAAAGATAAGCAGCTAATCGAGGCTTCAGCGGTGAATCGGCAGGTATTGGACGCTATGGGCGGGCAAGTAAAAGAGCGAATTATTTATGAAAGCAAGGCTAAAACATATGAGTTGGCGCAAATGTATGCGGAGAAACGATTAAAGGAATTATCCAGGATAGTAGTAACCGCATCGGGGAACTGCCCTGGCAATGAGAAAATGGCTGCTGAGAAAAAAGTGCTTGTGGCCGGCTGCGGCCGGTTCGATGAAACTTATTATATTGAGAAAGTAACTCACCGGCTAAGCAAGCAGGAAGGTTACAAAACAACCTTCGATATTACCAGCATAAGACCTGAAACTGCTGAGCAGTATAGGCAAGATTTATATGATTACAAGGAGAAAACCGCATGAGCAATTTAGCTTTTCCGCAAGCTGGCATTATTACTTCTCTGGATGCGGCTGCAGGCCGGGCGAAAGTATTCTTGCCCCTCTATAAGATTGAAACGACATTTATCCCGGTGGCCAGCAACCTGCTCTATGAAACTGGTATAACGGCTACGGGGCTTGAGCGTGATAATCACACAGTCTACAGTGATCCGGATAAAACAGTTGTTAATCCCCAGGCATCAGGACCGAAAGAAACTTCGTCGCAGGAAACAGCCGAAAAAATTGAGTGGACCACTTTACAAGTAGGTGACGAAGTAGCTGTGATCTTCCTCAACGGGAACCTGAACGACGGGCGGGTTATCGCCCGGTTTTAGGAGGTTATTATGAGCAATCCCAAATTAGGTGTTGACCTGGCCGGTCCGGATTTAATCCCCACATATCAGGGAGATGTCGCCCTGATAGAAGGGAAAAACAACGTAAGGGGCGCTATCTTGCGAAGACTCAACACACCTTTAGGATGTCTTTTCGCTCATCCCTGGTACGGCAATCCGGTCCACGATATCCTTTCGGAAAACATGAATGATGCGTGGGCAGGTAGAGCCATCGCTGGAATTCGGCAATGTCTTGATCAGGAGCCACGTATAAAGGTTGAATCAGTTCAGGTGACTATGTATCCGGAAGACAGACTGGCCGTCTTCAATATAACTTATAGGGTTCTTGATGAGCCAGGGGAGGAGAACATTGTCTGGCAGGTGAGTATAACTTGACCGTACCTAATTTTAAAGACTTTAACCAGATTTTTTCCGATATGCTTGCCGACCTGGTTTCTAAAGGGACGCGGCTGACCGATTTAAACCCCGGCTCTGTGCTTCGGACCCTGCTGGAAGTAGCTGCTGCTAAATTTGATGAATCTCATTACCTGGCGGAGCAGATTATTAAACTGTATTTTGTGTTATCGACATCCGGAGAATATCTTGACCGGCGGGTGGCCGAAAGAGGCATCACCAGGAACGCGGGGACAAAAGCGACGGGACAGGCTACCGCGTCACGCAGCACGCCTGCACCATTTAGTCAGCTAGTTCCCTCCGGCACCACGTTTGAAACGGAGGACCACACTGTGCAGCTTGTGACTACTGCCGATGCAACCCTAGCCCAGGGCACATATAGCGTAACACTCCCAATGGAAGCTGTCACCGCTGGAAAAGCCGGGAACTTGCAGGCCGGAACAATTTTGAAACAGGTGGGTGTGGCCGTGAGCCTGATCGAGACGGTAACCGTGGCCGCCCCAGGCCTGGCAGGTGGTACCGACACCGAAACAGACGATGATTTGAGAAACCGGTACCTGGCGGTGATCCGTTCACCAGGGACATCAGGGAATAAAGCTGATTATATTAAATGGGCGCTGGAGGTCGCTGGTGTTGGCGGAGTGTACGTGCAGCCTCTTTGGAACGGAAGAGGCACCGTAAAGCTGTACTTGCTGGGAACGGATAAGACCCCTGCGGCCCAGGCGATTGTGGATGCGGCGCAAACACATATTGACCCTAACCCTGCTCAGGGTGAAGGAAGGGCCCCCATCGGCGCAACGGTTACCTGTGTGGCTGCTCCGGCAGTAAGTATTGATATAGCTGCCACGGTTGTCCTCGATGGCTCAAAGACATTGGTGGAGGTTCAAGCTACTTTTGAAGCTGCCGTGGTCGAACATCTAAAAACAATTGCTTATTCTAAGGATACAACTGTCCGGTACAGCCGCATGGAATCTTTACTCCTGGACACCCAGGGCGTTACCGACTATTCTAACGTATTGGTCAACGGAGGCGCAGCGAATATAGTTATTCCTGCCGGGTCCGTGGCCGTAAAAGGGACGGTGACATTATCGTAATGGATTCCACCGCGGGGAAGGAAATGCTTGTAATGCTGCCGGCGTACTATGATGCCGACAACACCAGGGCCGTCCTGGATACCCAGGGGAAAGAATTTGACGCCCTGAAGTCTTTGCTTTTGTTTATAATTGACCAGATATTTGCCGAAACTGCGAGCGGCTGGGGGTTAGCGCGCTGGGAAAAAGATTTAGACATTACTCCCGCCGCGGGTGACAGCGAAGAACTTCGCCGGGCCAGGATATTGGCAAGGTTGCTCGCTCCGTCAAGTATGACAAAAATAAAACTGGAGCAAATAATAAATCAATTTGTTCCTGGAGCAGCTGTGGTAAAAATTTTAGATGAATACGCGTTTTACGTCAATATGCCACTTGACGGGTTAATTTTAATTTCAATAAGAGACATATTCATTACCGTTGATGAAAATAAGCCAGCGCACTTGGAAGCAGTCTATCAGGCAGAGGTAAGCCAAAGTTTAGAGCTGAAAATAGTTACTGAAAATGCCCCTGTTGTCTATGCTCTGTGTAATATGGAACGCACAGCCGCGTTGGCTGGAGTGGCACTGCAATTGAGTATGTCGCTGGGTGTTATGTCGCGGTATATAGGCTGGGAATATCCGGTCTGCGGTACCGTACAAACTGCCGGCCAGCCTGGGCAGGGATGCTTTGCTTCATTAGATGCTGGCGCCAGTGTGGTGACGACGGTGTGGGAGTATGGACTGGCCGGCGAGGCCATGCCAGCCGGAGACAAGGGTTACCCCCTGACTGGCGGGATGTCCCTGGAGACGAGCTTTACCCCGGTTAGCTGGGGCTATGAAATATGTGGACAAATTTTGGCAAGGAGTGATGCGGCATGATTCCGCCTGAAGGGATGCAGGCAATTGGCGAAGCAATCGCCGGCCTGGCGCAAGAAGGAAAGTGTATTCAAAACGGCGCCCAGCGAACCTTGCCCCCGTTCCGGGTGGCGGCAAAAGATGGCACTGTTAAGGTATTGTTCTACCTGACCGACGCCGACGTGGGCAAGTTTGAGCAGTTCGAGGTCTACACGGCCG